CGGCGACTGACCTTGCAGGAACATTCCATAGATGCGTTTGACCAGCTTGGCCTGTTCCGGGTTCACCACGAGGTTGTGGTCAGGCCCCATGTCGTAGCCCAGAAACCGATTGAACGGGACTGTGACCTTGCCGTCTGCAAAACGTTTCCGCTGGCCCCATGTGCAGTTCTCGGAAATGGATCTGGACTCTTCCTGTGCCAGTGAGGACATGATCGTGAGCAGCAGCTCGCCCTTGCCATCGAAGGTCCAGATGTTTTCTTTCTCAAAATAGCACTCCACGTTGTGTTCCTTCAGGGAGCGGATGGTGGTAAGGCTGTCAACTGTGTTTCTGGCAAAACGGCTGACCGACTTTGTGATGATCAGGTCGATCTTCCCGGCGAGGGCGTCGGCCACCATGCTTTTGAAGCCCTCACGCTTTTTGGTGTTCGTCCCGGTGATACCCTCGTCGGTATAGACACCGGCGAACTCCCAATCGTCCCGTCCTTGGATGTAGTTGGTATAGTAATCGACCTGCGCTTCGTAGCTGGTCAGCTGCTCCTCGTTGTCGGTGCTGACACGAGCGTAGGCCGCCACACGTCGCTTCTTGGTGCTGTTGATCGGTGCCGCCGTGAAGCGTGACAGCGTCGCTGGTATCGTGGTTACGGATTTGGCCATTTCTTTTCGCTCCTTATTTTCTTGATTCTCTCACTCATTGCCTCCCTGCGCTCGTCTGTCCAAGCGGCCTTCATGGATTCTCTGGCTTTTTCTCGCCGTTCCTCGGTCCAAGGAGTGCCGTGCCGCTTATCCAAGAAGTCTCTGGATTCGGTATGGCCGTCCCGGAAATGGAATGTAACCGTGTGGTCGAGGATTGTAGCGTTTTCAATCTGGGCGTCCATCGCAGCCTCGTCGAACTCGTCAAGGCCGAGAACGTCGGTCACCAGCCGCTTCATGGTCTCGTCCCGGATGCCGGGGTTGTGGCATTGATCCTTCGGGCCGGTGCAGTACCAAGACCGTGTCGGAGTGCCGTCCTTGCGCTTTCCGGACTGGCAGCGATAATTGGCACCACAGCAGCCGCACTTGATGAAGCCGGTGAACTCGTAGAAAAGGTGCTTGTTGGGATTGGTGTCTTTGCGCTTGTGCCGTTCTCCCCAGAGCTTTCTGCGCTCGTCCGTCCACCAGTCGGTCTTGGCGGTAGACTGCCATTTGGTGGTGACCTCGTGGCCGTCGTAAAAGCGGAAGGTCAAGGTGTCGTCTCCGATGACGATGACCTCCTCAATCTGCTGGCTGAAAACGTCCTCGTCAAACTCGTCAAGGCCCAGCACCTCGGCAGTGGCGTTATGGAGCATCTTCTCCGGTATGTTTTTTGAGGGGCAAGCCGACGCTCCTTTCTGGCTTTTCGTCTGACAGGTCCAAACGTAGTAAACCTCACCGGCAGTGTTCCGCTTCCCGCTGTGGCGGTAGTGCTTTCCGCAGCAGCCGCAGGTAATCTTGGTGGAGAAAGCGGATAGCTTCAGAGATTTATTTCCGAAGGGGCCAAGGTCCCGTCTGCGCTTGAACTCGGCCTGTACCGCTTGCCATTCATCCATCGGGATTATCGCCTCGTGGGTGTCCTCGACGAAATACTGCGGCATCTCACCGTAATTCTTCCTGCGGTGCTTGGTGATCGGGTCTTCGCAGTATTCTTTCTGGAAAAGCATGTTCCCGGTGTAAGTGATGTTTGTCAGGATGACCTTCACATTGGAATCCACCCACGGCTTTCCCTGCCGGGTATAGATGCCTCGTTCCATCAGGGCTCTGCCGATCTCAATTCGGGATGCGCCTTTCATGTACTCTGCGTACATCCATCGAATGATCTCGGCTTCCTCTGGAACGATGACCAGTTTGTCATCCTGCCACTCATATCCGAAGATGGTGAACTTGCCGTTTGGGATGCCCTGCTTGAACCGCTTGATCGTGGCCCAGCGCACGTTCTCGGAAATGCTGCGGCTTTCTTCCTGTGCGAAAGAAGCGAGGATGGAAAGCATCAACTCTCCGTCGCCGCTTAAGGAATTGATGTTTTCCTTCTCGAAGCGCACCTCAATGCCGAGCTCTTTCAGGTGTCGGACCGTGTTCAGAAGATCCACGGTGTTCCTCGCAAACCGCTGGATTGACTTGGTGAGGATGATGTCGATGTTTCCGGCTTCACACTCAGCCAGCATGCGGTTGAACTCATCACGCTTTTTGGTGCCGGTGCCGGAGATCCCGTAATCCGCAAAAACGCCAGCATATTCCCATTCGGGGTTCTTCTGAATCAGTGCGCTGTAATAGCTCACCTGTGCAGAAAGCGAGTGCTGCATCCGCTCGGATTCCATCGACACTCTGGCGTAGGCAGCGACTCGCTTTCTTGCTTTCAGAACCGGCAGTTTTCGCTCGATTTTCTCTACTGTTTTCAATGAAATCCCTCCTTCCGGTAGTGTCTATATATCACTCTAAAAGGCCGGAATATCAAGCGTTTTCGGATAATAATGTACCCAAATATGGCCGGTATTTTTCGAGCAGAATTGTATCAATTTCAGCGTATTCCTCCTCGGTGATCAGGCCCTTTTCGAGCATGGATTTCGCCATTGAAATCGCTGCATGGTAGAGCATATCGTTGCGGAGCTCCTCCTTGCTCATCAGGCATCACCGCCTTTGAACCGGGCCGCAATATAACAGCCGTGGGAGCAGTACTTGCGCTTGGCGTTTCCGTAGGCCGTGAACTCCTTCCCGCACTCTGGGCAGATAAAGGTATAAACGGCCTTCTGCTTTACGGCCTCCGGGTGAGCGTTCCACCATGCCGTCCGGCATTCCGGGCAGCAGAACTTCTTCTGTTTCCGTCCGGGGTGCTGGATCAGCGTCTTGCTGCAGTTCAGACAAAGCTGCGTGGGGACCTCAGCAAGGCTGTGACTCTCTGCCTTTTCACCGGCGAGACCGTGGGAGCGGCAGTAGGCTTTGACGCTGTCCTTTGAAAGACCGACACTGTTAGCGACAGCAGTATATCCGAAGCCCTGATGCCGCAGGGCTGTTATCTTTTCTCTTTGCTCGTTGGTCATGAGATTGTCCTCCAGTCTGAGAGGGGCTCCTCTCACTACCCACTGGAGGAAAATGGCCAAAGTGGTCCGCATAAAGGCAAAAAAATAATGGCCCACCGCAGAAATAATCTACGATGGGCCAGAAGGTCAGGTTATTTCAGGATTTCGTTGACACGGGCCTGAACCGCATAGTAGTCATAACCGGCAGCGGTCAGACGGTTCTTTCGGTCGGTGCCATTACCCCAGAGGCCACGGATGACCTCACGGGCAAGCTCGTCCACGGTCTTCGTGGGCTTGGCGTTCACCAGTTTGAGGTCGGCTGCATTGACCGGGCTACAGATGGCGTTCTTGCCGTCCTCGCTCTTGTCGATAACGACACGGCTGCCATTCACCTGAAGGACGTACCAGTTTTTTGCCTTCACCCAAGCTGGGATGGTCTGGCCGCCATAGTACTTCGTGCCGGTAATCTTGACGAGATCACCTTTTTTGAAGGAAACGGAAGGTAGCGGTTCCGGCTGCGTAGGGACCGTCGGGGTCTGGCCCGAGCCGGTGAATCCGTTGAGCTTGGCGTTCTTGATGATGGTCGGATAGTCCTTGTAAGCGATATCGGTATCGACGTTGCCGTTGATGCCGCTCACTTTGCCGGTGGACGAACTCTGCCACATCCCGAAGGCTCCGGTATAGGTCGGAGCGGAGGCCCACTGTGCCAACCAGTGATCGAAACGCTTCAGCTTGGAATCGTCGAGGTAGTTCTTCAGCCAGTTGAGGTTGCTGTACAGGGAGCAATAGAAACCAGCCTTTTCGATTGCATCACCGAAAGCGATAACCATATCCGTTAGAACAGTCTTTCCAAGGCTCTGCTGGGTCTTGTCCTCCAAGTCAAAAGCCACCGGATAGGTAAAGACGCCTTTATACTTCTGAAGAACACTCACGACATAGGCAGCTTCTTTCTTCGCAGCGGCCACAGAGGTGGCGTAGGAATAGAAATAGCAGCCAATGTCAATTCCGGCCTTGAGAGCGTTTGCCACGTTCTTCTCGAAGTACCCGTCAAGGCCGCAGGAGTTGCCGTCAGCGGAGCCATAGCCGAGGCGGATCATAGCGAACTTCACGCCGTCTGCTTTTACCTTGCTCCAGTCGATTTCACCCTGCCACTTGGAAACATCGATGCCTTTGACAGTTGTGTCGGTGGAAGGCATGGTCTGCTGGGTATAAGTGACATACGGCAGCTTACCGTGCTTCGTCCAGTTTCTGCGGTTGTACCCGGCAACGTTCCTGTTGCAAGCGGTGATCTGCACTTTGTTGTCCCAGCGAGGGGTGCATTCGACAGCCAGACCGTCGCCCACATAGACGCCGATATGACCTTCCATCCAGACGGCTTCACCGACCTCGATCTTGGAGAAATCGGTGGACACGTTCTTGCAGACGGCGATCATGCTGTCTGCGCCGATGTCAGGGACTCCGTTGGAAGCGTAGGTGGCACCGCCGTAGATGGCGTTCTTGTCGCCGGACCAGCCCCAGAGTACGCCTTTGATGAGACAGACGCAGTCAAAGCCGAAGGTATCGGCAGAGGCAGCGTTGATTATGGCGGTTCTGGCGGCCTGCCTGTTATAGCTGTGGTTCTGGGTGTAACGCTTCTTGTTGGTGGCCGTCATTGGCGCACCGAAGCAGCCCATCACATAGAGAGTTTTGTAGTTCCTTGCGATATTCTTGAGCTTATTCGCAAGTTCAATGTTCGTCATCATTGTGCTCGTCCTCCTTTTCAGCACGGTCATGCAGCTGTTCAAGCACTGCTTTCAGCTTTGCGGGAATCGGCAGACCGAGGTGGCCAGCGTTCTCGATGAGGGAAACACCCTCGTTGGAAATGTAGAAGAAAATGACGGCAGTACGCAGTACAGAGCCGGTACCGATAACCTGTGCATCAATGATGTGGCCGATGCCGACAAGGGCAAAGATCAGCACCTTCTTGAAGATGCCCTTGAAGCCTACTGCCGAGGACAGCTTCTTATCGACAATGGCGCACATGATGCCGGTGATGTAGTCGATGACCACAAAGGCCAAGAGTGCGTACAACAGGCTGTCACAGCCTCCCAAGAACCATCCAAGCCAACCGCCGACAGCGGCAAAGATAACCTGAATGGTCGTCCAGAATTCTTTCATTGTGAGATCCTCCTTTGCATTTTTAATTGAGCCATGACGGTTTTTCTGGGGCCGTCAGGGTGTCCGTAACTTTGAGCCAGTCGGAATACCAGACCTGCAGCTCCGCTTTCTGCTTTTCGGAGAGTCGGTCATACCAGAGCTGGCCACGGTTGATATAGGAAAAGCACTCTGCTTCACGCCGCTTTCGCAGGTCGTCACAAAGTGCTTTTCTCTCGATTTCTGTATTCTGTTGTTCGTCGTATTCGAGGG